ATTTAAATACTTCTTTAGCTTCTTTTATAGCTTCATCAGTTGGTTTATATCTAACCCATGGAAAGATACTTTGGTTTTGAAATATGTCATATGTAGAACCAATATAGTTTTTAAATTTGTTACCAAACAAACTTTTAAATTCTTGTATTTCGTTTTGTCCTAATGATCTTCCTAACTTAGAAAATAAATCTGCCCATCTTCCTCTTATTGTAGATAAACTAGCAAGTATATCTGTAACGACTTGGTCATCTACATTCATGTCTTTTAATTTTTTAACCAATGCATCTTTTTTTGCTTCATCTAATTTACCAAATGTAGCAACACCTTGATCATCTAATTCAGCTTTACCGGATAACATTAAATCGTTTATTTGTGTAAGCATTTGTTTTCTTTTTTCTGCATCAGCTTTGTTCATTACAGTTCTTATTGGTGGAAATACTTTATCTATGGCTTGATCTAATTCTCTAGATATATTTCTAGCACCCGCAGCATCAGCTGCTCTTTCACCAACAGACAATCTTTCTATGCCAAAAAATTCTTCTGTTTTACCACTACGTGCCCTGAACCCTGATGCAACTTTATCTATAAATGCATCTAGTTTTGAGTTTGCTACATCTAATTGTTTGTTTCTATCTGTAAGTCTTTTAACAACTTTACCTGTACCACCTATGATACCTGTAAATAGTGCACCTTCTACACCAAACTTAACTCTGTTTAATAGTTCTCTTGTAGGATCATCATCTGTTGATCTATCAACCTTTGTTGGTCCACCAACAAAGTCCCCAAACGTACCTAGTTTTTCTACGTCACCAACAAATACAGCTTCTGCAACACCACCACCTAGAGCACCTGCAATAAATTTATTTGTTTTACCTCGTGCGTTTAATTCTAATGCTTCATCAATACCTTTTTTAAGATTAGGGTTAGTTGCTTTAAAATATTTACCATTACGTCCAGCACGCATTGCATCTTCTGCAAGCTTTGCTCCTATTCTCATACCTTTTACTGCAGGTATACCTATATTAACTAATGCTTCTGTAATTCTACCGGCAGCTGTTGCTTCTGCTTTCTCATCAAACTCTGTAAGATCATCAAAAAACGCCTCTACTCTTGCTGCTCTATTTTTATCAACACCAAGATCTAATAACGTACCACCTAAAGAAAAGAAACCTTTTGGTATTGCAATAAGACCAGATGCAACGCCAGAAAATATAGATTCTATAGTTCCAACTTTATTATTATCAACATCACTTTTTGATCTAGTGTCTATAAGAGTGACCATTATCTACTCCTAAAATACGAAATCGCTTACCAAACCACCTGAACTAATAGTAACGATTCTACCACCAACAACATAATCTCCCGGTGGTAATAAATCTTCTCCGGCTCTTACTCTTCTCTGTTGTTCTTCATTTATGTAGTCAGCTTCTGTTTTAGTTGTATTGTCTTCCATAAAATCGTTTACTGCTTTTGTATCAAAAATACCTTTTATATCTATACCTTGTCTTGTAGCCTCGGCGTACAAGTTTTGACCTTTTAATGATCTACCATCTTTTGCATACAACGCTGCAATTTCATTTAGATCATTACCTTTTAATTTTTTATCGTATACTTCTAATTGTTTTCTTTTTACTTGTGCATCTAATTGATCTTTTTCTCTGTTTACATCTTTTGTAATTTCAGCTTTAAGTATTGCAGCATCAATCTGTCTCTTAAGATCAACACTCTTGTCAAGGTTTTTAGATAATGCATTAATAACACCACTTGCAAGACTACCAGATTTTAATTGATCTTTTATTGTACCGCCTTCTCTTATTTGATTACTTGCATCTATTAGTGTATCATAGACAGCACCTTTTTGTAATCTATCAACCCCCATCATATCATAGTATCTTTTTCTATTTGCTTCTATTTCTTCATCTCTAGTTAATTTTCTACCACCTTGATCAGATTCACCTGTAATTACTTTTTCATCTATTTTTTCACCTGTTGTTAAACCTAAATCTTCTGCTTCACCCGCAGGTATTTCTTTACCTTCACTATCAAAAAATTTACCCCCAGCAAAATAACCACCTGTAATTAAACCTGTTGGAGATAATACAAATCTTGCACCTTTAGCAAATAGACCTTTTGCTTGAGGATTTGTTAATGCATTGTATGTTCCTCTAACTAATGCAATTGTTGGATCACTTGCAAAATATGGTTTAAGTTCTGTAGTTGTTGCAATCTCACTTTTAGGAACTGTATCTTTTACTGTAGTACCTGGTTTTCCTAATACTTTAGGTTTCATTCCTAATTCTTTTGCACCTTTAGATTGTCCTATTCTTACAGGGCTATATGGAGCAGGTTTTTGTGTTGTAAAAATATTTCTAAAAAATCCACTACCTGTTCCCGAAACAGGTGTAGTTGCAGATGGTAAAGTTTTTTGTGCTACTTTTTTTGCACCTTGACCTGCAACAGCTGTCGCTGCTCTACTTAAACCTAGTCTAGCAAGAGTTCCTGTTCCAAGAGTGCCTAAAAATCCTAATAATGGAAATGCATAACCACCTCTTCCTGTGTTATTTACAGGTGCAAGAGGACTACCTACAGTATTAATAGCTTGTGGTTCTTTCATACCATCCATGATACCTTCTTTGATAGGCCCACCGTTTCTAAACATTGGTCTATTTAATGGTCTCATTATCTATTCCCGTATAGTTTACCGAATATGCCTGCAAGTCCAACAGCATTGCTTATACCTGCTGTAAGTGGATCAGTTGTTGCTGCACCAACTGGTGCTGCTGTTGATCCAAATCCTGCAAGTCTACCAAGACCAGCACCATATTGATCTAATCTAGTTATAGGTTCATATGCACCTGTTCTAGCAGCTGTAGCATCTGCAGTTAATTGTGCTTGTGTTAGACCTTGTCTAAATGCACCAAGATTACCTAATGCAGAAACATCTTGACCTAACGATCCTCTTTGGAAATTAGACAGACCCATTTGTTGAGCTGCTAAATTACCTTGTTGTTGAAATGCGTTTTGAGCTAATTGATTAGCTTGTGTAAATCCTTGTTGTTGTAATTGTGCAAGTAAGCTAGCTCTGTTTCTTAAATTACTTGCATCGTATTCTGCCATCTGTACACCTTCTCTACCACCACCAAAAGCTCCTGCAGTGACTGCGGTGTCCCTGATCCCTTGTCTACCTATCGCAGCTTGTCTATCAAAGTCTTGTAAAGTTGTATCAATAACTTGTTGTTGATACGGTGACATAAATTGTTGAAAGGCTTGTGGTCCGGACAATCCTGCTTGTGTGGTTACAGCACTCTGTGCTGCTGTTAAAAATGGTTGATAAGATCCAACACCTTGTGTAGCTAAATTAATAGCTTGTGTTTGCATTGGGTCTTCACCAGCAACAAATTGTCTACCAGTAAATGTACCAGTGTTAATAGGTACTGATGTAGTTGCCGTTAACTGTTTGGCAAAATCTTTGGCCGTATCTTGTAAATAATCTGGTAATGCCATTATGCTAATCTACCCTCCATCATTTGTGCTTGATCAAACATTTCTTGTGCAGGATTCATACCTTGTGATTCTTCTGATATAGTACCACCTGCTTCTAAATTATCCATCATATTTTGCATAACTTCAGCACCTTTGTCTATATCACCACCGCCTGCATTTCTTACAGCGTCTGCTGTAAATACAAATTCATTCTTGCTAAGTCTAGCTGGCACATCGTCCGCTCTTTCCTCGGCTCCTAGTGGTACAAAACCACCTTCTCTATAGTCTTTTTCAAAACCACCTAAATCCATTAAACCGCCTTCTTGTTTTTGATTTAATGAAGATAAATAATTAGTTATTTGTTCTGCTGTAGCACCTGTCATAGATTCTATAGTAGACATATCCATACCTTTATCTTTCATGTCAGATATCATAGCCATTTGTTCTTTTGATAAAACATCTTGACCTTGGCTATAACCCATTCTAGCTAGTCCACCATCAGCAGCGTAGAAGTTATCTACAAATTTTGGTTTAGGTAAAAATCTTAAACTTGGATCTTGGTTTCTAGCCATACTAACTATGTTTGCAATACTGTCTGGTGTTTGTGAAAATGGTGTATCATCTACTTCTTCTTCGTCACCACCACCCATTAAAAATGGTGCAGCAATTGCAGCTCCACCTAAACCTAAAAGACCCAACTTACCTGCAGATAAAGCTCCAGCACCACCATCTTTTCTAACTAAACCAGATAAAAAGGTATTTGGAGCAAAAGCATTAGATATTTTACCACCTAAAAAACTACCTAGTCCACTAAAACCACCTGCTTGTTGTAATAAAGTTTGTTTACCTAACAACATTGGTGCAAAGTTTGCAGCTGCTGCAGTCAATGCAATCTTACCTATTGGTGACTTAACTACTTTCTTTACAGCACGTTTAGCTTTTCTTACAATCTTACCTAAAAAATAACCTTGTCTAGGTTCTTCTAGTGTCATGATTCCGCCACCGGCACGTAATTGTCTTGGTATTTGCATTCTAGATATTGCCATAATTTAGTCTAAATCCTCTTTGTATAGTGTTTTGTTCATTATATCAACCTGTTTTCAACCTGTCTTTTTTTAACGATACGGCGGCCACCTAGATCTACACCAGCATTAGCTAAGAATCCTTTAGCTATGCCGTCACCATTGTAGTCAGCAAATTCAATATCTTTAATAAAAATTCTTCGGCCTGTTGTATCTAACGAATAGACAACTGGTATCTTATCAATTTTAACAGATATTGGGCTATCTTGAACCATAATAAATCTACCATTTTCTTTAACATAGTGACTACCTGCAACTGTAACACCTTTGTAATCATGTATCTCATCAGATGCTTTAAATTGAAATACACCTGTAACTTCACCACCTTTAGTTTGATCACCAAGTTGTATTTCTTTAATTTTTTTCTCACTGCCATCAGCCATTTGAACAAGAGTATTAGGGTCAAAACAAAAATTACCTTCATTATATCCTCCTCCTGATCCTGGTCCGCTAGCACCAATTCCACCTTCAGATGTTCCATATCCACCGTGAGTTTCTGCTGAAGTAGATCTTGCATCATCTGCAATTGCCGCGGCTGTTTGCGCTTTTTCCATAGCTGCTTTTTGTTTTCTATTTTTATTAAACACTAAACCTAAGATGCCTGTTATTGGATTTGTAAATCCAGACACTACGCCCGCTAAAGTTCCATAATCTATTGCATTTAATCCAGGGTTATTGTAAGCATCAATTGCATCTTTTTCTTCTTCAGTCATATTCATTGATGGATCAATTCCTTCTAAACCATAACCAAAATCATCTGCAGTTGTGCTTTGATCTTCAGGTGCAGAAGTATCAATTCCACCGCCGCCTCCATCTCCACCGCCACCTTGATTTATAGGTAGGATAGGTGGTATTGCATTTGCTGCAGTAGTTGCTGTAATACCGGACGGCATTAAATATCTTGGTACACCACCAAAAGTATATTTTTCTTGTGGTATAAAATAATTACCTGCACTATATGTTTGTCTATCAGGCGCAGCGTAAAATGATGGTGCACTAAATATTGACATTATTCGTCCTTATCAGAAGATGCACCTAAAGATGGCATCTTAGCTACTTTTATTTTAACAGACCTTGTTATATGTTCTCTTTGTGTGTCTGTATCTGGGTTGTTAATATCGTCCTCAGCCTCTTGGTCTGAGCCATACTCATAGTTTGTTTGTGTATTTCTTAATACAACTTCAGCCTCACACTGAACCACTGGTACTTTTTTACCATCTACTTCTATGTATTCGACTGATCCTTCTTCTTTAAAAGCCATAATTATTCCCTATTTATTTGTAACACAGAAAGTACAATATGTAACCTATTTCCTGTGGCTGCAGTTGCCTTTATAGCCTCACTTTCTTGCAAAACTATGGGCTGTGATAACAGCTCTATTGTTTCATTGGCAGATACAGCTTTGGTTTTATATAAACTAAATACATTTGAAGATGCATCTGTCAAGGTCAAAGTTATAGTATCAGCGTTTCCCGAGTCCTCAGATACTAATATTGATTTTACTATACCAGTTGTTGATGCAGGCACTGTATATACAGTGGTTACACCATTGGTTGTTAAGTCTTTTTTAGCGTTTGTAAATACGTTAGCCACCTATAAACCAGGAAACTCGTTCCTGCTCCTGTTTTACTTCATCTAAAAATGTAGAATTTAATTGATCCTTCATAATAGTCAAAGCTCTGTTAATTTGTTTTTGGTTTGATACATCATACTCTTCTTTTGGTTCTGGTAATCTTATATTAATCTTAGTCATTATCTTCTACCATCTGGTTGTACATCTAATTTAAGAGTGCCAAATCTCCAAGACTCACTAGATGTATCATTTTCTATTTTAATATTTATATATCGTCCTCTGGCTCTAGTATCTTTTTTAATTGTAGTAGAGTTAATTGTAAAAGGACTTAATGCTGTATTAGTTTGAGTTTCTTGTGGATATCTTTTTACACCTAATGTTACTTTTGCATTACCTTGTAATGATTTAAAATCAGGCACAAATCTTCTCATCTTCATAAATACTTCACCAGCAACAGCAGGAGCTATTGGGTTTCTAGATCTCTGTTCAATATCTATATCATATGATTTTATAAATGATGTAACCGATGTAGTTGTACCATTTGGATTTACTTGATCTGTACCTACTTCGTGTTCAAATAATGTAGTTTGTCCTAAACCAGACTCGCCCACAATAGCAGGAAAGGTACCTGAAGAATTTACATCATATTTAGTTGCAAAAGGTTTTGGATAAATAGTTGCATCTACCCAACTAGTTCTAGATTCTGTACCTGTATACCAAACACCACCTATAACTTTAGTCAATGCAGATTCACCAAAGTTAAGTACAACATATTTGTCATTGTAATCTGAACCTGCGCTTGGATACCACCAAATAACTTCTGTAAATAAATTATTTAATCCTGCATTTACTTGTTGTCCTTTTGTAGTATCAATATTTTCAAACACATGGTCTTCTACAGTACACGGTAATGATTTTACTGTACCGTCAAATGCAAAGAATCCTTTAGGTGACATCCAATAAGCAACACCATCTATTTCTACAGCTGAGTTTTTTCCTATCAAACCACAGTTTGTACCCACCTGTTCAAATCCAAATGTAAATGGTGCACCAACAAACTTCATGGTGTACAATGCGTTATCTGTAAAAATAAGAATAGTTTCTTTTGCTTTTAGTGCACCCATAATTTTTGTACCATCTTGTAGTCTTTGTGTACCTGCAGTATTTGTTGCAGTAGGTGCGTATGTATTAATTCCCTCTTGATCAGAAAATCGTATAAACATCTCGTCTTGTGTTGCTGTATTACCAATAGTTGTTTCCGTTGCAAGATGTATTAAGTGTCTAGTTGTTGGTGATACAAGTGTAATTCTACTCGCTGTTGGGTTATTGTTAGTTTCAAAACTTGTTGTTGTAGTTGATGCACGATTATTTAATGCAGACGCTGCACCACCATTCCATGTAAATGTTTTACCGTTGGCAATAGTTGCAATCAATACTTCTCCAAAATTATCTAATGACCACAGTCCTGGTTCTAGTGATACGTCAGAAGCTGTTGCAGCTTCACCCCAGTTACCATCACCCCAACCAGCAACACCCCAACCATAACCATATGTTTGTGCTCTTGGTCCTACAGGCTCGTAAGGTTTTAAACTTAAACTACCACCAGCAGATACTGTGCCTGATGCATTAGATGATTGTGTAATTGTAAACGTGCCTGTTGTAGGCACTGTTATAACTTGAAAATTTTTATCTTCGAAGTCAGAATTTTGATAACCTGTACCACCTGGTAAAGTAACATTATCTAATTGTACAATATCTCCAACAGATAAATTATGTGCTGCTTTTGTAATTGTACATGTAGGAGATCCACTTGTAGTTGCAATTGTTGCAGATGTTAAAGTTGTTTTTAACGGTGTAACATCGTGAAGCTTACCTTCAAAGTATATCAATAAAAATTTATCTGTACCTATAGCAACATATCTATTACCTGTCAGGTCTGTAAAAGCATGCATTGCTCTTGATACACCTACTATTGTATCCGTAACAAGTGATGACCATCCACCTACTTTTTCTGGTAGACCATATCTAAATCTAACATTGTCAGAATCAATCCAACGGTTTTCTGCACCAGAATCAGAAGATTGTTTGTCTATTCCAGGGAGAAATTTGTACTCAACTAGAGCCATCTGCTAGCTCCTATATTTTATCTTTGTATGCCCAGCCTCTTGTTGCATTTACATATACTAAAGTAAAAGCTGCACCATTTGTGTTAACTACTAAATTAGAAGCTGATCCTAATATGTTTGAGCCATTTCTTGCAACTGTAAGATTATTAGAGTTAACGTTGTTTCCACTATCAATAAAGGTAACTTCGTTACCGATAGCAGGTGTCGCTGGTAGGGTTACTGTTACTGAACTATTAATACCATTTGAAGATGTATCAATTAATAACTGATCTCCATCTACTGCAGTATATGCTCCTGGTACTGTGTAGTACCCTTTGTTGATTAAACCTTTGTTTACGTTAGTACCATCTGAATATACCAAAGACTTAGACCCAATTGGTAAAGCTATCCCGGTCCCTGATACAGTCTTAATTGTTAGTGTGTAATTGTTTGATGATCTAGCTGTAGCATCTTCTACAATAAAAACTCTTTCTGCAGAATCTGGCATAGTAACTGTTCTGTTAGCTGCTAGAGTTCCTGTTAATTTAAAATATAAATTTTTACCATTTGATACAGCATGGTTTGACAATGCTAAAGCAACATCGCTAGATGCTACATCAATAGCTATATAACCACTAGCTGCTTGTTCTAATATTTGTAGGTTTGTATTTGTAATTGTACCCCAGGTACCTGACTTTTCACCTGTTGTAATTAGTTCTAGTTTTAAATCACTTGACGTACTTGATGCCATAATTCTCCTATGGGTTCAATGGGTCTATTGGAACCCATGTCCCTGTTGCGTTTGGATCTATATCGTTCCAAGATACCACATTAACGGTACCATTGGCAAGGTTAATTCTGCTGCCTGTAGGGTTAACTCCAAAGTCTACTTCGGCATTTCCTATAGCAATATTGACCCTTTTACCAGTAGCTAATACCACAACATTTTGAATGCCGACTCCGGCAAAAGTTGTAGCTGAAAACGATGTTGCTCCAAAAAACATATTATGGTATCTCCACCCAAGTTTGTGTTGCGTTTGTAGGCACTGCTTCCCACATTCTTAATGTTATATCAGATGTACCTAGCTCAAGTCCATTACCAGATGGTAATGCTTTTGCTTTAGCTAATACGGTTACATCGCTTGTGCCTATGTTAAATCTCTTACCTGATACAATAGCTGTTGCATTTGCTTTAGCTGTAACGTCCCCAAGCGCTATATCAAAACCATTACCAGTAACTGATAAATTACATTTACCAATAATTGTAACATTACCAGTACCAATCTCATATCCATTACCTGTTATAGTTGGTACAGCACCAGCTGTCGTAGTAACAGTTCCGTTGGCTAATTCAAACTCATTACCAGTAACCGGTACATCTTTACCAATGGAAGCTTCTGCGTTACCGATACCTAGTTCTAATCCATTACCAGATAATACTTCTCTTGCCTTACCAATAATAGTTACATTACCAGTAGATATATTTACTCTTTTACCTGTAACAGAAAAATTAGCATCTCCAGATATTGTAGAGTTGCCTATATTTACATTGATCCTTGATCCAAGGACATTGACGAATGCGTTGGGACTAAACCCTACATCTGAGAAGGGTGCGGCTGCAAAGGGTGTAGCACCGAAATACATGCGAGGTTACCTCGCAGTTACTGGGACGTTATTTGTACCTACTAGGGTTTGACCGAAGGCCATATAAACTGATGCTTGATTACTTGCACCCGGACCCCAGTTACCATCTCTACGAATTTTAAATCCATTAGAAAGTATATCTATTTGTGCATAGTTAGATGCAGGTGAACCACCATAATACGCTTCTTGTGTGCTTAAATTCCAGTATAATGGTTTATCATTTAAATTATAATCTCTTCTTACATTATCGAACACATACCAGTTTGACCAACCATCTGTTACAAGAGGTTTAAGCATAACTAATTGTGGAGCAAAACCAGTATTAACAAATACACCATCATCATCTCCCTTACTTGTAAATTTTCCAAATTTACTAAAACCAGTTTTTTCTGCGAAGCAGTAGGCTATCATATTAGCACTTGCATTAGTTACTGAAGAACTTCCTAATGATACAACTGTTGATGTTGGTGCTGTATCATTCCAAGCATTACTTGCTGTAGCTTCATTGTTTGTTAAATTAGGAACCATATATTTTGTCCAACCAATATTGTCTCCACCATATATCCAGTTAGTTCCATTAGTATCTAAATTCTTTGTCATAACAACACTTGGTGCAACCCCAAGACCATGACCTATTGTTGCATTAGCACCTGTACCTGTCCATTTAACAATACTAAATCCAGCAGTAGTATTGGCACTAACAGTTGATGTTATTGAACCATCTGTATTTGATGAACCTGTGCCACCTGCTTTCCAATTCCAAGAAACGAAAGATTGACTACTGCCATTCATATTACCATTACTTCCAAGCGTAAAGCCATCTGTTCCAAAGGCTGTTAGACCATATGTTTGTGTTTGTTCTGGAGCAGTAGAACTACTTTCAAGATATTTAGTTACGCCTCTTGCAGAATCATATACATTATGATTACCTGAACCATCTCTTCGTTTTAACCAAACAAGATCTGGTTGAAAACCTACTCCTGTAATTGCGTTTGTACTTGCATTACCTGTGTAAAGTTTAGTATTAAAGTGTGCTGATTGTTTATTAATTGTAGTATAAGCCATTATAAATTTAATCCTTTTGTTGATAAAGCGTTTGCATCACTTGGTATCACATCATACTCAAATATTCCATTATTACTTGCGTTAGTTCCTGCACTAGATATTGCTGTTCCACCAAAATATCCATTACCAAAATTTGCATCAGCACTTACGCTACCATAAACAGTAACCATAGGATATATTAATTCTGCAGGTAAACTTGACTTAGTAAGTATTAAAGAATTATTTTTATATATTTTTAAAGTAGCTGCAGTTCTATCAACTGAAACACCTATTATATCATTTTGACCTATATTAGGACTTACACTTCCATATTGAGCAATGCCATCGGCAGCAAACTCTGCAAAGTTACCAGATGCTTCTAACCTACTTTCTAAAACAGCACCTATAAGGTATTCAGTAGATGAACCATTTACATTGTCATTAGCTTTTACTTCCCAATACCATTTACCTGTTAATGGAACTGCAATAGTTCCACATGAAAATTGATAACCACTTGCGTTAGCAGTAACTCTATTATTACCTTTTGAAAAAGTTGGGGGAGAATTTCCTGTCGCTAAACGATTTAAATTACAAAATATGTTTGAAGGATTATCTTCTGTTTTTGTAAGTGTACCTGAACCTAATGAAAAATCATTACTATTAGATGATTGATCAGTTATCGTATTACCATCTTTTAGAATTAAAAACCCATTAGTTCCATAAGATACACTTGGAGATGTTTTAATTTTCCATTCTCCAGTTGTACTATCTGTTTCACCAAATTCTGTAGGTGCATAAGAATAACCATCACAAAAATGATAATGTGACATACAGCCATCAAAATTATTAGCAGTTCCACTTAAAAAATTATATGTTCCAACTCTTATAATTCTACTAGCTGCATTCATTTGTATATTTGTGTTTAAAGGTGGTCCAGAACTTGAAGCAAAAGAAGTTATTTCTTCACCATTTACATATATTCTAATTCTATCACTACCTGATGCTTGTGTAGTGTCATATCTATAAACTAAATGATACCAAGCAGTGTGATCTCTAAATCTTTTCGTGCTTTCTTGTTTATAATAAGTTGAACCACCATCTTTAAACCAAGCATATAATCCACCATTGTAAAAACCTATTTGTACATTACCATTTGCATTATAATCTCCAGAAACATGAGCACCAAATATCCCTGCATTAAAATTACCAACATGATTACCTATTTTTACCCAAACTGATATCGTGGCTTTTTTAGAATCTGTTGCTGTTCCAGATTGTGTTC